CCGTGGTAACTTTGAGCTTCGCCTCGATCTGGCTCAATTGCCGCATCACCGAGCGGGTGCGCCTCCGGAGCTTGTAACGCGTGCCCTCGATTTCGACCTCGGCCGGTTCGTAGACCGATACAAATGGTTGCGTCATGAAGTCACCGCCCTTATTCGCCGATGGCCCACATCTTGCCGACGTGACCGGAGTCGGTCCGCGGGAAGACGAGGAACGTGACCTCTTGGACCCGCTGGTTCGCGGAGTCGAACTTCCAATCGGACTTTGTGACGGGATGGGCCTTAAAGATCGTCAGCCATTCGGCCGGGAGCGCCGAGGCGACCCCGTCGATCAGCCGCTTGATGGTGACCTTCTTGGCGTTGGCAAGCATCTGCGTCCCCACCGAGGCCTTGACCGTCAGGACCGTGCTGACGAGCGTGGCGGATGGGATGACCGCACCGAGTTGCGCAAGTTGCGAGCGGGTCATGGGGACGATGAGCTGGCAGGCGCGGCCGACGAATACGGCGTCGACGGGCGTCTCGCCGTAGCCCTCCTCCCTGATCTCCTTGTACTTCGGCTCGTCCGTGAACTGCACGGAGCCGAGGACTGGGCCCAGGTCGACGGGCGTGCCGCCGACGTCCCAGATTACCGTGGCCGGTCCTAAATCTCCGAACGGGTAACTCATGAGAACCTCCTGCGCGGATCCGGATCAACCGGCCCGCATTTTTTAAAGTTAGATTTATGCTCTCTCATAGAGAGGCGTCCTTGATGCGCCAGATATAATTCGTACTCCATTCTGCTCGGCCCTTATCGTCGGGCCCGATATATTGAGGCGGGTTCACCGCCTCGATCGCCTGCGCCTCCCAGGCCTCCCCGGATACGAGGACGGGGAGAGCGATCGCCGCAACGCCGTGGAGGGCGTCGAACGCCGTCATGGAATCGGCATAGGCGTCGTGATAGTCTTTGGCCCTGGCCAGGATCTGAACGAGTACGTCCATGCGGTCTGGAAGATCGAACACCGTGGCCCCGCCGCCGTTGAAAGCGACGAGGAGGCATCGGTCCGGCGCGTCCTGGGGCCGGCGGCCGAAGTGGAGAGTCGTGCCAGGGACGAATCCCGTCCGCGTGGCGATCGCCCGGAAGATCTCTTTGATCATCGCGGCGATCCTCCGAGCTTTTCGCGGATATAATCGGCGACGATCGCCATGAACCGCTTGGCGTTCCCGGCCATCTTCTTCTCCAGGAACTTCGGGCCCGGGCCGGGCACCTGGGTCCTCGTGTAATTCTCGACCTTATGGCTGTGGTCCTTCCTCTCGCCCTCGTGCTGGTAGGCGGCATAGATCGAGTTGTAGCCGCAGGAGACCGAGACTTTGTCTCCGGTAATGACCGGGTCCTTGACGAGACGAGAGGCCCGGAGGTCGCCCGTCTTGTATGGCGTCTGCGGGATCTCGTCGTCGGCCGCGGTCATGAGCGCCTGGCCGGCGGAGAAGAGGCCCTCGGCCGCCACCCTCTCGCCCACGGAGCGGATGAGTTCCTCGAACTTCTTTTCGAAGTCCGTCGTCTCGAGGTAGAACCCTGTATCCTTCATTAGATGTAGACCTTCATGCCCCTGACCGAGAAATCCCTCACGAGCTCGATCGCGAGGATCAGATGCTCGACGCCGCCGATCGTGATCTTGTCCTCGTGCGTGAGCGTCGGGTCGTAACGCATGAGGACGCCGGCCGAGCTCAGGACCTCTTCGCCCTTGATGTTCAGGACGAGCCGCGTCTTCCATTCGATATAGCCGCGCATGAGTTCATCGGTCGTCGCCCCCTCGGTCCCGTACTGGTCCCGCGCGCCGTGGCGGACGACGGTGATGACGTCCTTCAAGTAGGCGCCGATCACAATGCCTCCCTGAATTTGAGCGTGGACCTGGAAACGACGCGCACATAATGGCGGCAGCGGGGATGGATCGGCGGCCGGTTCTCATCGGTGAGGGGCGGATATTCGGGATCCGCCCCACTGATGCTGTAGATCTTGCCCTCGATCTCCTGGCATATGTCGCAGGATCCGCCCTTGGCCGGGATCTCGACCAGGTCGTGGTCGTATTCCTTGGCCGAATTGAGCGTCGCTTCGGTCGCCGCCTCCCGGAGCCGGACCCGGGCGACGAGCTCGGCGTACTTCCCGGCGTTGTAATTCCGGCCGTTGATGCGGATAAAGGCTTCACCCTTGAGCTTCTCGGCGAGGAAATCCCGGATCTGGTTCTTCAACGTCTGACGCGCGACCCCTTGGCGGGCCGCCCTGGCGGCCATCTCTGCGATCTCCGCCTCCTCTGCGCCCGTGAAGGCCTGGACTTTCTGGATCCCCCGGTTAGCCTCCGCCAGCATGCCGAGATACTGTTCCGCGACGTCGGAGAATGTGGCGTTGGCCTTGTAGAGGTCCTCGAGGGTCTGCCTGATGAGTTCCTTCTCCGTCCGCTCGTGACGGCCCGCAGGGAGGCGCGCGGTTTTCTTCTTCCCCAGGATGAGGAGGCGGTTTCGCGTCACCATCTGCTCGGCCCGATAGGCCGCGGCCAGGGCCTTCTTCGCCCAGGCCCGGGCGGACCTGTCGAGTGAGGCTATAAGCATCGTCACCCGGTCCCGGATCCGGACGGCTGCGGAACCGTCGAACGAGGCCGGGTCCGCGGCGCGGAGGACGTCCGCGAGCGTGTTAGCCGCCGCCTGGTAGATCACCTTGAGCCTCCTCGCCTCGGCATTGACGTCCATGCGTTTTTCACTGCAGGTCCGTCACGTCCTCATCGACGGAATAGTCCTCGTCCCGGTCGATATCGACGGCATGGAAGGGCACGTCCGTCCCGGACCACCAGCCGGTCAAGAGATCCCGGACAGCCGGCGGGATGGGCGTTTTGTCGCCGCTCCCGGTTTCATAGGTCTCCTTCACGGCGCCGGCGGCCTGTACGCCCTGGGCCTGCAGGCCCTTTCGCGTATCCTCGTCCGCCAGATGCTCGGCCAGGTAGTAAGCCATCTCGGCCTGAGCCTTTTTGAGGGTCACGAGTTCGTCGGCCGTGGCATCGGCGGGTTTGGGGAGGATGAATTCCTGCGAATAGTAGATCCTGTTGAACGCCTGTGTGAGACAGGCGGTCTTTTCGTCCTTCGTGGAGGTCGTGGTGAGCGCGTCCCAGGCGGATGTTTCAAGTCGTTCTGTCGAAAAATATGTCGCGGCTTCGGCCAGGGTTGAGAAGTACCCGATCATGGCGCCCTCCTAAAAGAATTTTTCCTTGATGCCGCTATATTTATTTTTCGGCCCGGCGTATCGATTCCGGTGACGAAAGCCTAGGGCCGGATGGACGTTGGAAATCGTCGCGGTAAGAGTCGCCAGGCCAAACGCTTCCTGACTTGCGATCGCGCCTGGCTGTATCCCTCTAGGATTGTAAACGACGGGCGAAGGGAACGCCTCGGCCGAGGGAATTGACGAGGGCTTGATAATTCCCATCAAAGCCGGATTCCCGAAAGCCTCTGCCGAGGAGATCCCGCTTATGCTCGTCAGATGCTGGACGAGCGAGGGCGTCCCGAAGACCTCCTCGGACGCGATCCGCCCGGTCCCGACGATGGCCGTTGCGATGACCGGGTTGACATTCTGGGTGCCGAACGCCTCGGCCGACGCGACGCCCGGGGGGGCCTGGATGGTTCCGTTTATCTTCGGGGTGCCGAAGGCCTGCGCGGACGCGATGCCTCCGGCGCCTTTGACCGTCCCGTTCAGCTGAGGAGTTCCGAACGCCTCGGCCGTGGGGATGACGTTGGGCGAGATCTCTCCGACCACGCGAGGCGTCCCGAACGCTTCCGCGCTGGCGATCCCCCCGGCGTCGCGGATCTCCGATGCCGCTAATGCGACAAGGGCCGGGGTGCCGAACGCCTCCGCGCTCGGGATATTCCCGCAGAAGTCGATCCGATAAACCCAGGGGATCCCAAAACCCTCCCCGCTCGGGATCCCGCCAGCCGCCTTGATCGTTCCCTTGAGCTTCGGGGTGCCGAATGCCTGCGCACTGGCGATCCCTCCGGCGTCATAGATGCGGGGTCCTGCCGTGGCCAGCTCGGGGACACCGAACGCTTCCGCCGTCTGGATCCCTCCGCAGAGCTTCCTGCCCGTCTTGACCAGGGGGCTGCCGAAGGCCTCGGACGACCGGATGCCCCCGCAGAGGCGAGGCGGGTAATTCCTGATGCTTGGAGTGCCGAAGGCCTCCGCAGACGCAATGCCGCCTATCCCCTGGACCGTTCCGCGCAGGGCCGGGGTGCCGAAGGCCTCCGCAGACGCAATGCCGCCTATCCCCTGGACCGTTCCGCGCAGGGCCGGGG